GGCGTTGTCGGCAGCGGCGGTGCTGGCGTCAAAGCAGGCGCAGTCGGCTGCTGAACGGCTGCAGCTTCACGCGGTTTATTTGGAAACAAATTGAAATAACCAAGCGTGGGCCAGGCGTTGTAATCAGGCCCAGAACGATGCTCGACTTGCAGCCGCATGGTCAGGTCATTGTCGATGATGAGCTGCGACACATGGGCAGCGAGCTTTTGCTTTTCCATGTCGTCACGATCATCTTTGCTGGGATTTACCCAGGCACTAACTTTCAACTCCATGAGCTGCCCGTTCTGGTCGCGCATGCCTTCGAGCGAAAATTTATTATTTGAAAAAGGTGGTTTTGCCATCATTGCACTCCTAACTGTTCGCCTTTGTTCACCAATTCAGCAGCCACCGACTGCCATACATCAGGGGCATGCACGGCACACCCGTCTGAATTTAAAGTTTCTGCGTCATCCCACGCTTTTAATTCTTCTGCAGTTTGACATGCCTGTACTGCAGCTATTGCTGCTTTGCCCCAGCTCTGCCAAGCATCTAAATGCTCTTGCTGCTCGACAGCGTTCTTAACTTCTTCGACAGAAGCTATCTTGCCGCCATGCAGCCCAAGGTTTGCCAAAGCACGCCCCCAGGACGAACTCTCACAATTCTCCATCGCACTGGTTTGGTTGACCTTGCTGCTGCCGCGCACTTCTTCAGCGTGACCGACAGCCACGACAACACCTTCTTTGTTCAAGATGCTTGTTTTGATGACTACTCGCGTGCCGTCATCGACGAGCAGCTCGCTTTGCATGCTGTAATCCATCCCAAAATGCAGCCGAAACACCTCGATGCGGCTCGATACCTCTGTGTAACTGCCGCCACGCATGTCCACGCTATTTGATTCGTGCATTTTATTTACAGCAGTAAACAGCTTTTCCATGTCAGTCATGGCGCGATAACTCCATCTTGCCCAGCATTGTGACCATATAAACCGCTGCTCTACGCCTGTGCTTTGTCAGCCTGGTTACATTTGTTTTCATAATCAGACCGCGCTTTTCCAGCGTCACGCGAGCAGGGCGATAGCTGTTGCCCTCAATACCCAAGGCAGTCTGCCCCTCATCGTCTGTCATCCCTGCCTGGTCAGTGGTTGCTATAGCTCGAAGCACCTTCACCATTTGCGGCCCGAAGTTTTTTTGAGCTTTGGCAGCAGCTTCTGCGCTTGTCTCACTTTGTTTTTGATGCGGCACTTCTATTCCGAATAGCTCTGTCACCATCGCTTAACTCCTTCCATATTTCATTCAACAGAACGCCCCGTGCTACCGCATCATTTTTGATTTGCTCGATTTCGTGCCGTAGACGCCTGATGTCTGTTTCCATTTGTGTTTGTCTTTTGCTAAAGAAAAATGCCCACATACTTATTCGCTCCATATTTTTTTCGCTCTGTGTAGCAACTCAGGGTTCATGTCTTTCCATCCGAAGATGTGCGACCATTGCGGATCAGTTAGCCGCAGCAGCTTCTCTGTTGTGTCGGCTGCCAACATCAGGCGTTCCCTGCGCCTGCATGCCTCGATGATGCGTGTGAGCCCGAACTCAAGCTGTTCTTGTGTCGGCTCAAACACGCGGTAACCCATGCGATTCGCATAAACAATTTTTGGAATAATCCCTGACAAGTACCAGTAGCCAGCTATCTGATAGAGATGCAGCTCTTTTATGTCTTTTGGCAGGCTGTTAGCTGTCGGCTTGTCGGTGTACGCTTTGCCATCCCATTGCGTTTTTAACTCAACCTTGCCCTCTTGATAATCGGGATATCCTTTGTATTTGAGTGCGCATTTCGGCAAACGACCAAACAGCTCGACTTCACCGACGATGCGGTTGTCTCCGATTGTCGCCTCACGCACACCGTCAACAGCGTTGCTGCACACCAGCTCAAATTCGCAGGCTGTTGGCTCTTTGGCGACTTCACCTTTTACGCTGTAGCGCAATGTCGTGCGGTGTGCAATGACAGCATCGTCTTGCTCTTTGTCACGCCAATAGCCGCCCTGGAAGCTGTGAAGCATATTTAAGGCTTCGCTGTAGGCATCGCCTGGCGTCATTTCATTTAGCAATATTTGGTCGGCGTAGTGCTGCGCAGCCCTGCCAGAAATCATGTTTGGGTTGTCGTTTGTGATTGTTTTGCCCAGGCTGTCTTTGTAATGACCGTTTGCCCGTAGGACAGCTTGCGCATTTGCAATGTCCTTTTCACTGCGCTCGCTTTGATTTGCTAACACCTGGTATGCTGCTGCAAGCTCTGGACGCAAGACACCTTTGTTAAAAAAGGTCAAGCCATCTGGCAGGCTTGGCTGGCTGTGCCAGTAGTACGAGTGTTTATTAAAATGTTTGTGTATTGACTGAAACGACATATCCACCTCTAAGGGTGGTTATCGCAATCTTAACAGATACTGTCAATAACTAAATTTACACCAGACAGATTGTGTCAATTTGGGTCATCTATTTCTTGCCAACCCCACAAGTCTGGCCTCGTGATGACCATAATCCGTGGGCAAGCCCATTCTAACTCAACGCCTTGCACGATGTCTGATGTGTATACTCCTGACAGCGTAAATTTGCCATCAGGCTGCGGATACACAACCGCCATAAAAGTAGTATATCCGTCAGACAACAAAGATTTTTCACCATCCTTTAATTTTACTAAAGATGGCATTGCGTGAACTGTTTGCGGGGTTGTCTTTGTCTTCATCGGCGAGCAGTCAAACATCGTGTATTGATCGCCTGAGAAAGAATAGTTATCCCATTTGCTGCGCATCAGCGCATACCCTGGCAGTGGGGCAGAGCGCGTTTGTATATAGCGCATTGGCTCGTCTGTGCTGAAAAAATCACATTTTAACCCGTTTCTCATTTCGCCAAGTATGGGCATGGGCTTGCGCTCGAACAAAAGCTGCTCTGGCGTGCAGTTTAAAATTGCTGCGTACTCTACAGCATCTTGCACACTAAACTGACTTCTGCCAGAAATGTGCCTTGATATGCTCTCAGGTGCGCAACCCTTTTCTTTTGCGACTTCTATCTGTGTCTTGCCAGATAACCTGATGTAATACTTTAAATTATTAGCCATGGGGCCAGATGATAATGTAACCATGTAACCTTGTCCATTGTCATTTACTGTCAATAATATTAACAACCGATATCACTATTGACTGTTACTGTCAATTATTCTAATTATTCTGTTATGACATTAGAGGAATATAGACAGGCACAAGGGCTCACATACAAGCGTTTAGCAGAGCTTATTGGGGCGAAACACCCAACGATGGCGAGGCGTTATTGCCTTCCGCACGGTCACAAAGACCGCATGATACCCCAAATTGAGTACATGGAACGCATTATGACCCTGACAAACGGTCAGGTGCAGCCAAACGATTTTTATGTGAGGCGTACAGCATGAAAGAAGACGAGCTGCATGAGCATATTGTTCAGTGGCTCGAACATGCGCTGCCAATGGGTTCAATCGTGCATCACAGCCCGAACGAGGGCAGGCGGCATGTTGCCTACAAAATCAGATTGAAAAAACTGGGTACGATTTCGGGTTGGCCTGACCTCGAGCTGTTTGTGCCAGACACAGGTTGGCATGACTTGGCTGCCAAAGGCCCGATCATGATTGAGGTAAAGCGGCCGACGGGCGGCAGCGTGTCAGCAAAACAAAAGGATGTGCATGAAAGGCTGCGCTGCACAGGTGTCTATTGCTTCGTTGCCAAGCGGCTGCACCATGTCGAGCGATATCTGCAGCCCCTGTTGAAGCTACGCAGCAATGCTGCGGCAAGTGCTGTGAAAACGCTGTGCGAGGCCCAGGGTGGTTGAGGTTATCAAAGTCATGCGTCGGCCTGGCATTTGGGAATACTTCGCGGAGTGTTGGCTGTGCGAAGGTACGGGCAATGTGTCAGGCGAAAGGTTTGTCATCGATTACGACAACGGCGGCTACCTTGTCGAAGCTGATGCAGATTGCCCTGACTGCAGCGGTGATGGCTATCGTGATTTGACAGACGAGGAATACGAAGCTGCTGTGTTTGATGGAAGGATTCCAGGTTGTGCCAACTGACAAGCGGCAAAAAGACGATTGGTATCCAACACCAGAAGAGGCCAGCCACGCGCTGTTGTCTGTCGAGGCTTTCAGTTCAACCATTTGGGAGCCAGCCTGCGGTGACGGCTCACTGAGCTGGGTGCTGCGCGATGCTGGCTACAAAACAATCGACACAGATTTAAATGATTACGGTTTTGGGCAGGGCGGCATCGATTTCTTGATGGAGCAAAAGGCTGCTGCACCCAACATTGTGACAAACCCGCCATACAAACTTGCCAACCAATTCATTTTGCACGCGATTAATTTAGGCATAGAGAAGCATGCCTGGCTGCTGCGGTTGGCGTTCCTCGAGGGGCAAGAGCGTTACGACAGTATTTTTAGGCAGCATCCGCCAGCAAATGTGTATGTGTTCAGCAAACGGCTGACGATTTGGCGGGGAGATGAGGACGACGCCTGGTACGGAAAAACGGGAAAGACTGCCTACTGCTGGATGATTTGGAAAAAGGGCTGGCGTGGCCCGACACAAATGGGGTGGATATGAAGGATTGGGCTTATCAGATTGCACGGCAGGAGTATTCAAAGCTTATCTGTGAGGGTTGGGGAATATTTCTAATTGCTGAAGCCTGGGATATCGAGCCCATGTACCTGGCGCATCAGGATTAGATGAACGCAGACCGTGTGTGGTGTGGGCTGCCAGCACATG